GCGAATCGCTCATCCTCGGAAACGGGGTTGTCATACGCGAGGAACGCATCCTCTTCGATATTGAAGAGCGGAAGAAGATTCTGATTCAGCGTCTCCTCATCCATGCGAAGCAGCGGCAAGATCGTCGTCTGCTTCCATGATGCGAAGCCTACGGTCGCGCTCGCGAGATTCGGATCATTCGCCTTGAGCATCGAGACGGGAACGCCGAAGACTGCGGCGATCTCTTCGACGATCTGCTCGCGGCCTGCGAGATCCTTCGGAGGGAAAGAAAGAGGCTTGAGGTCGATGTCTGCCGTCGTCGTGAGGAAGCGTCCGGTGCGCTTCGATCCGCGCAACTTCTCGTCGATCGAGACTTCGAGCCGTTCGAGTTCGTCGTCGTGTGCAGGCGACTTCACGACGAGGAGATAGTCAGGCCGCGCCTTGTTCGCGAAGAAGGCGACATCCATCTCATGGATAGCCTCGTTCGCCATGATCGCGCCCCAAGCGGCCTCGACCTTGCCGATCCCGTAGTACATATCCGCCGGATTCGGTCGCTTGAAATGGATCACTTCATCCGGCGCGTATGTGTTCTCGCGCTTCTGCTCTTCGGTCGCGCCGTATCGATATCCCTTGATGAAGTCTTCGCCTTGCTGTCCTGCGATGATCTCGACGAATTGCGAAGGCATCGTCCAGAGTTGCACAGGAACGCCGAGACGCTGATCGATGACTGGATGCACGTACGCGTTCCCAGTCAACTCGCCGTACAGAACTCGGAGAACTGTCGCGTCGAATCCGTTCTGATACGGATTCACCTTCGAGAGCAATTGAAGGATCGGATGCGCGTCATCGACGACCTCGAAATCGTCGCCGTACTCTGCGGCCTTCGTGAGCGCGTATCGACTCGGACGCTGTTCGAGATCGCCGAAGAGATATGACTTCGTGCGGCGCGAGGCTTTGCGAGTGTTCCAGAGTTTCGTCGACTGACTCTTGTTCCGAACGTACAAGCGGAGAGGCTGACTCGCGACAGCGACGGCGTTCAAATTCGCCGCCGCGTAGATCCATGATCGGTACGCATTGACAGCGGCGCGATATTCAAACGGCGATCGCTTTGCAGGCTCGCCGCGAAGGATCGTCATCGAAGAATTGAAGTACTTCTCCGGAGTGAATGCCGCTTTGATTCGTGCGAGTAGATTCATCAGATGACTTTCACCATGAGAGGCCTTCGCGCTCGACGCGCGAGGACTGCGAGCGCGAGAGCGCAAACGCCGTCGTCGTGTCCGACTGTCGCCTCATAGGAGACGTTCCTTCCCGAGTATCGGAAGCCAAACGATTCGAGTTCACTCCGAAGCCAACCATCGGGAAAGCGGATGTCCGCAGTCGAGATGGCGATCTGCAGGCCTTCCATCAGTTGCTGCTTGCTCTGGCTTGTGAATTTGAAGCCTTCGGTTCTGCGGCAGACCTTGCGAAGATCTTCGACGATCGGATCTCCGACACCAGTCGAGTCGATCTGCGCAGGCGCGTTCTGAATCATCTTCGCGAGTCGCTCGCGCGTGACGTTCCAAGGAGCCTGCCATCGTTCGAGCCGACAGACGCGGCCCTCGGCATCGAGGCCGACTGCAACTGTCCAGTCTTGGCTCTTCGCAAGATCGACTCCCCAAGCCTCTGGCGCGGCAGATGACATCGGCGCGATACAAGCGCGGATCGCATCGAGGCCGAATGGATTGCCTCCGTCCTCTGCGGGAATCCCTTCGAGTTCCTGATCAGCGATCGCCTTCGGCAGACTCGCTCGCATCGCTTCGACTTCTGCAGGATCGAGAAACGGATTCGACATCGAGCCGATTCGGAACGCGGCCCACGTTCCGGTCGTGTCGCCTTCCGCTTCAAGGAAGAGACGATGGAAATCTCCAGTCCCTTTCGGAGTTCCGGCGAAGATCGCGCTTCCCTTACGATCTGCGAGAGTCGGTCGAATCGCCGCTCGCCAGATGTCGAGAAGGCCGACGACGAAGCCTGCCTCGTCGATCGCGACTCGATCGTAGAAACGGCCTCGGCCTGCGTCAGCGTCTTCGAGCGTCCAGAAGTCGATCGATCCTCCGGTCGAGAGTTCGATGCGCTTCTCGACTCGATCGTGCTTCGAGATGAGCGGAAGGAGAGCGCGTTCGAGATCGCGAACTGGCTCGGCAAGGTACTTGTACGAAGGCGCAAACCACGCCGTCCGCCTGCCTCGAATCGCGTCGTTGAGAATGACGAACTCTTCGAACTTTGTCTTTCCCCAACGACGGCCGATCTCAAGCACGTTGAATCGCCGCAGTCGACGAAATACGTCGAGTTGCGAAGCATGGAGAACAGATTCAGGGGTTGGAAGTCGGATTTTCACGCGCTGTCCGCGAGCCGAGGCTTCGGAGCCTCGAACGGCTCGATCGTGACGACCTCTTCGCGCCTCGTCTCGTCGATCTTCTCGCGCTGTCCGAGATGCTGCTTTCCGAGCCAAATCAGCATTGCGACATTGCCTTCCTTCGCCTTCTCATACTGCCAACGGCGCAGGCTCATCCGCATCTCATCGTATCCCTTATTGATCTCGGTTCGGCATCGTCGACGAATCGTCGGCTCTGCAACTCCGCAGATCGTCGCGATCTCGGCATGAGTGCATCCGATTGAGGCGAGAGATTGAACAAGTTTGAAGTCGATTTGTGCGCGAGGCCTACCCATTCGCTTCCTCCGCGTTCAATCGCTCGATGATCTCAAGAAGGCGAATCTCCTGCTCGCGGCGCACGTCTGCCGCGATTTCGCTCGCGCGATGCACGTCGACGAGTGACGGATGCACCCACCAGTCTTCAACCGGAACGAGGAGATATCCGCTGTCGTTCTTCGCGATCATTCGCACGTTCTCTGCGACTCGGCGATATCCGTAGCCTTGCAAGATTCCCTCGATCGCGAACTTGATCGATTCTTTCCCGCGATAGAGATCATGCTCGACGGTCGCGATCGCGAACGTCATCTGATCGAGCGGAAGGCCATAGAGCGCGGCGAGTGTCGACTCTGGCGGTTCAAGATCAAGCGAGAGATAGTCGAGCGTCCCTTCGTTCGCATCGGCGAGCGTGAGGATGTCGGCCATCATTTTCGGATCGAGCGCATTGCCGTAGAAGAGATTCCGAGGATCGCGCTCGGCCTTCAACTGCTCGACCGTCTCGATGTCGGCGAGGATGCCGCGCCATCCGGCGTACTTCTCTAGCGCGAATGTGTTCGAGTAGTTCTGCGGATGTCCTGCGCCGAGGTCGACGAAGAGTCCGCCCTGCTTGCGATCGAGCGCGAGCGAAACGAACACATCTTGCCCTGCCTGCGAGAAGTTCAGCAGTACCGTTCCTTCTTCTTCTTTCTGCTCCATGTTGTCTCCTATGCGAGAAGCGTAGTCGATCAGCCGAAGCAAAGAGTTCGGACGCGGACGAATCCTGCGCCGCCTGCGCCACCTGCTCCCCCGGTTGTTGTTCCCTTGCCACCGCCACCGCCGCCGCCGCCGCGAACTGCCGCGCCGCCTGCGCCGCCTGCGCCAGAAGTTCCTTCGCCGCCGCCTCCTCCTCCGTTTCCGAATCCTGTCACGGTGTCATATCCGCCTGCGGTTCCAGATCCACCTGTGCTTCCAGTAGATCCAGCGGCTCCTCCTCCACCACGCTTGATTTTTTCACCAGTAGAGCCACCTTCACCACTTGATGCTTTCCCGCCTGCGTAATGACCTAATCCACCTCCACCCGGCCCCATTGGAGGCCCAACCGCTCCATTCTCAATTCCGGCAGCATTGACTCCTTTTAATGAAAAATCATCGAAGTAGTCAGTACCGCCTAGATTGTTTGCGATTTCAGAAATAATCGCACTCACTTGTACTGAAGTCGAGAAGTAAATCGATGGAGGCAATGCATAAAGATGAGTGCCGAAGGAACTTGTTCCATTTGTGTTGTATGTCGCCCATGTGAGTGCATTTCCACAAGTTACAGAAACTGTGGATGCAAGATCAGAAGCAAGAAATGTCTTGCTTGCAAATCGTCCTCCACTTCCTCCTGATCCTGGATTGGATGTGTTTCCATCTTGACCCGCTTCTCCACCGCCGCACATTGTGACCTCAACCCAGACGGCATTCGCAGGCTTCGTCCAAGTACCGCTCGACGTGAAGTCTTGCGTGTTGACGGTCAGCGTTCCGCCGCCGCCAACTTCAACGCCGCCTGCGGTTGAGCCGTCTCCGATGTACATCTTCTTCGTGTCGGTCGTGTAGATCGGCTCGCCTTGCGCGGGAGTGATCGTCGTTCGATCTGCGGCAACACCTCGTCGGAACTTGAGTGGCATTAGAAGGCTCCTAAATCGTTGGTCGTGGAAGAAGGCGAAGCGAAAGTCAATTCATCAAGATCATTCATCGGGAACGCGAATGTTGCGAAGTCGAGCAGATTGAATGCTCCAAAGTCGAGCGTATCTCCGAAGGCTTCTAGACGTAAATCAGAGTCGACACGAAGACCATTACCAAGCGGAATATCGAAGACTTCAGGTATCGTCTTTTTCATGGCTTGCCTCGCGCTCTATCAAATCCGTTGTCTCGCTCGAATGCAAGAAGCGCATCGAGGCTCACTCGCCGATCTTTCGAATCTGGAAGCCTTACTCCGAGCATTCGTCCGCTGTCGATCCATTTCGCGATCGTCTTCGAGGCTACGCCGAGACGCGCCGCGACTTGGCCCGTCGTTAGCCAGATCGTTTCTCGCGATCCATTGCTCGGAAGTTGAATTCGGCTCTTTGCCTTATTCGTCGACATAGGAGGGAGGCACAAGATAGAAGCCTTCAGGAATCGCGACATCGTTCGCAGAGAGCGTCCATTCGTTGCCTTCGCGAACGTAGACGCGGCCTTTCACATTAGGCCCGATCCGTACTGGCGACGATTCAGGAACGAGGACCGTCCTCGGTCCGCATCCGCTCGCGAATACGAGAACCTGCGCGACGGAGAGCATCATCATCCTTTGGAGCATCGGTTGCCTTCTTTCCTTTGTCGAATCGCTTCTCGATCCAGAGGAGGATCGCGACGATGAGTGACGTGATGAACTCAAGCATCTTCGCCTTCCAAGGCGCGGACGCGAGCCTTCAACGACTCGATCTCGTCTGCGGCGTTCTTGAGTTCGTTTCGCACTTCGTGCCACAGAGAGAAAAGAGGAGCATCGGAGAGAACGCGAAGTCGCGAAGGCGAGTCAGTCGCGCGAGAAAGCCTCTCTCGATATTCGAGCGCGACGGCGAGCGTCTGCTCAAGATCGATCATCGGATGCCTTCTTGCTGCGACGAGACCTTCGCGTCTCGCGCGAGGATCAGGCCGATGCCGGCCATGATCGCCGCAGCGACCGCTCCCCAGTCCGCGACCGTCACGGGATCGCCGTCGAATTCAGCCTTCGCCGCGCCTGCGATCGCGACCACGATCGCGAGGATGCCCGTCGTCGTTGTGCGCCAAGATGCCTTGCTCATTTGATCCGCCTTTCGAGCGATTCTAGTCGCCTCTGGATGTCTTCGAGTGTCTTCGAATGGCTCGCGTCGTTGACCGCCGCCGAAGCCTGCGCTCGCGCGAGATCGTTGACCGTCGCGGC